GAGAATCCAATCGCGGCTAGTTTATTATTTATGCCCCTGTAGTTCAACGGATAGAATATGTGGCTACGAACCATAGGATGCGAGTTCGATTCTTGTCGGGGGTACTAAAATATGGGGTAACAAGTAGAAATCTGGCGGTCTACTTACGTTAAACGAAATCGTATGATTGAAACTGGTTGCGGAAGAACCTATAGCAACCTGAAAGGGTGGTGATGAAATAATGAGCAAGGGAATCGCGTTTACAGAGCAATCACGTTGTGAGTTCGAATCTCACTTACTCCACAAAAGAAATATAAAATTAGGATATGGATAATCCGTCTTAATTTAAAATAAGGTAGAATGGGTCTGCCGCTTACTCCTCGGACTAAAGCTGCTTACATCTGACAGTGTAAGTGGAAAGCGAAGGTCAAGCAATGCAACGGCCAGAGTCGAATCTGGAAAATCGAGGTTGTTTCTTTTAATTGCACTTGTGGCAGACAGGGATGCTCCTCCCTCTTAAGGAGACTGATAAGGGTTCGAATCCCTTCAGGTGCACAAAATTGTATACGTGGCAGAATGGTGATGCTCCCGCCTTTTAAGCGGCGATGATTTGGGTTCGAGTCCCATCGTGTACACAACGTTTCTATAGTTCAGTTGGTTTAGAATATTACCGTGACATGGTAGAGATCCTGAGTTCGAATCTCAGTAGGAACACAAATAAATATTTATATGGCAAATTATCATTTTATTTATAAAACAACCTGTAAAATTACTAATGAATATTATATTGGTAGGCACTCAACTAATAATATTAATGATGATTATTTAGGAAGCGGAAAAAAACTATGGGCATGGATTTTTAAATATGGCAAACAAAATTTTAAAAGAGAAATACTTGAATATTGTACGGATGAAATTTCACTAGCAAAAAGAGAAAAAGAAATTGTTAATGAATCACTAATTCATGATAAATCATGCCTTAATATGATAACCGGAGGGGATTATGAATATACCCCAAAAAGAAATAATGGTCTTAATACTTGGAACAAAGTTGATTTAAATTGGAAAAAACTTAAATTTTAAAAATACATACAACATAATATAAACATAAAGTAATGAATAATATAAATCCTTATGAAATTTTAAGCGTATCTAAAGATGCATCACAAGAAGAAATTAAAAAAGCATATAGGAAATTAGCATTACAATATCATCCTGATAAAAATCCAGATAATAAAGAAGCCGAAGAAAAATTTAAAGAGGTTGCTAATGCTTATGAAATTTTAAGTGACCTGGATAAAAAAGCAAAATATGATAGTGGTGGATTTAATAATGTAAATTATGAGGGTGGATTTAATAATGCTCAAGATATTTTTGCTAAATATGGAAACATGTTTAATAATGGATTCTTTGCAGGTCAAAGACAACAAGTAAGAAGAGGTGGTGACATAAGAATTAAATTTAAATTAACATTAGAAGAAATAAATACTGGTGTTATTAAAACAATTAAAGTTAATAAACATATTAACTGTCCTACATGTCAAGGAAGTGGCTTAGAACCAGATGGTTCAATGATTACCTGTGATAAATGTAATGGCAAAGGACAAATTGTTAATGTACAAAATAAATTATTTGGAACAATGCATACCATTACAACCTGTGATAAATGTGGTGGAGAAGGACAAATACCAAATAAACCTTGTAAAAATTGTAATGGATATGGAGTAGTTGAAGGAACTGATACATTAGATATTAGTATTCCCGCGGGAATTTATAATGATTTACAATTAACCATAGAAGGAAAAGGAAACGAAATTGGAAGAAAAGGAATACCCGGAAATCTATTAGTTTTATTTGATGAATATGAACATTCTAATTTTATTAGAAATGGAATGAATTTAATTCATGAACATACTATTAGCGTCCCAGATGCGATGCTTGGAACTTCTTTAATAATTCCTACATTAGATGGAAAAATTAAAATACAGGTTAAGTCAGGAACACAACCCAATAGTTTATTAACTGTAAAAGGAAAAGGATTGCCTAACATAAGTGACCCTAATATTAAAGGTGATTTAATTATTAATATAAATGTATGGATTCCAACAGAATTAAATGATGAAGATAAAAAATTAGTTGAAAATTTAAAAACAATTAAAAATATTAACAAAGTTTAACAAATAGTATAACCATTTGTAAAGTATATTTTATTATATTTGCAATATAAATTAATAGTATGGAAAAAATTAGATATCCAAGTTATGATGAAAAGGTTTACGTACCAACATCATTACATGTTTATAGAGGTTTAGATGATACTCATGGTGGTATTGCCCACATTGATGAAATTCATGTAAATGAATTTCTTCCAGTTGATCATTATAATCATATTATGGTTACTGTTAAAGAACTTCCAGGACATAGTTATAATTGGAGATATTTACTTGAAAATCAAACTGAATGGGTTGAAGAATTTGGTGAACAAATTGCATATCCAGACCCAGATGATAGACCTGAATTTAATGATGATGAAGCAGATTGGCATTAATATATAAATAAACAACCGCGTGTATCGTCCCTGTTTCCTAAACAGGCTTTAATGACGTAATGGAGTATGTGGGTTCGAGCCCCACTTCGCGGACAAACTAAAATAAAACCCAGCCAAATTGTATAGTGCTAGCTACTACGCTTGGGAATCTAGTAAATAGAGTATATATGAGGGTATTCGTCGGTGAAAGTCCGAAGATTTTAGGCAACTTAAAAAGAAAGTGTCGACCTTTCTTTTTAATGAACAGGTGGACTGAGTGGTCTAAGGCCGTGAGCTGCAACCTCACGTAAAAAATCCTGGGTTCGAATCCCAGCCTGTTCTCACTTCCCGAGGTGAACAGAGTGGTATTGTAGGGGTCTCATAAACCCTGGACTTATGTCAACGTGAGTTCGATTCTCACCCTCGGGACACTTGGCCTACTGATGTAATTGGTAACCGTATACGTCTCAAAAGCGTAGTTTCTGAGTTCGAATCTCAGGTAGGCTACCGCTGATTATTTTTGTACTTCATTGGTGAATATATAGAATAAAACCTATATATGCCAAGGAAACAAAAACAATATCACTACATTTATAAAACCACATGTAATATAACTAATAAGTATTATATAGGAATGCATTCAACAGATAATTTGGATGATGGTTATTTAGGTAGTGGAAAATATCTAAGGCGTTCTTTAAATAAACACGGTGTTCAAAATCATTCTAAAGAAATATTAGAATATTTACCCGATAGAATATCTTTAAAGGAAAAAGAAAAACAATTAGTTAATGAACAATTAGTTCATGATAAACTTTGCATGAATTTAAAACCTGGAGGATATGGTGGATTATGCAATAAACAACATTTAAAAAAATTTATAGAGGGTTCATCTATTTATATGAAAAATAAATGGAAAGAAGAAGAATATCGAAACAAAAGAATTATTTTTTCTAGTCTTAATATGAAACAAACTCATAAATTAGGGAAATTTAAATATGGGAATTTTATAGGAAAACATCACACAGAAGAAACAAAATTAAAAATGAGTTTATCTCAACAAGGAAAACAAAATGGAGAAAAAAATTCTCAATTTGGAACATGTTGGATAACTAATAATAAAGAAAATAAAAAAATAAAAAAAGAAGATATTAATATTTACACAGAATGTGGATGGATATTAGGTCGTAAATTAAATACAACATGAAAATGACAAAAACAAAAGCATTATGGATTGCAAAAATTGCACTATTTCTTATATTAGTAATAAGTTCTATTGCAAGAACCCACACAATAAATAATCTTAAATCAACAGTTAACGAAAAAAATAAGTTAATTATACAACAAGATTCACAAATACAAATCTTGCAAGATGAAAAAAATCAATACATTAAGTATTGGCAAGATTGTCAAGAATATAGAAAACTTGATTCCCTCCTTTATAGATATGCAGAACATCCTCGTTGGGATATGCCTTAATAAATTTTAAAAAATAAAAATATGTGTTTAAACGCAAACGTCAAAGAGAAAAAAGTAGAAATTATTACTTTAGAAGAAGATTTAATAGTGTATAAACTTTTAGCAGAAAATTTCAGAAGTTTATATGAAGATTTTCCTTATGAATTAAACAAACTTTATAAAACTTCATTTAAAAGAGTAGAAATACGCAATGGTGAAATTAGTAAAGGGTTCCATAGTTATTCTGATACTAAAAGAATTGAAGAAATAGAAGGTTCAGGAGATTATAATGATGGTATACTTGTAAAATGTATTATTCCTAAAGGAACAAAAATAATTAAAGGTCGTGTTAGTTATGATTCTGAATGGGTTAAATATGAAAATGGCATTGTTAGTGAAGCAATTATAATTAAAGAAAAAATAGAAAAAAATGAAAATTAAAACTAGTAATTGGACAGATGATGACTATGGTCAACACATAGAAATAATTATAGATGATAGTAAAGGTGGACATAAATCTTTAGGTTTTCATGATGGAGAACCAGAAGATAATGCTTTATCTAGAAATTTTTCTGATTGTTTTAGCATTATTGATTGTTTAAAAATGGCTTATGAGGCTGGTAAAGCGAGCGAAGAATTTACAATAGAAGAAGTTAGTCCAGATGAAATTTAAAACAATTAAAGCTACGTTTAAAGGTAGCAACGGTTCATGTAATTATATTACAAATGAAGAATATACTTTACTTATTTCTTATGTTACAAGAGGATATATTAAAATAGAAAATGTAGAAGGAGGTGGATATTGTGATTATAATTCTATAATTTCATTTTTAAACAATTGGGATAACATTAAGAATATATAAATAAAACAAATTGAAATTATGAATAAAGATAATAATATTATTGCATATTTTGATATAACACTTGATATACTTATAGATGAATTAGGAGTAAGTTTTGATGATATTACAGATAAAGATATTGAAAACTGGTTCAATGAAAAATTAGGCGGAGATTTAATTAGTACTAATTATGAAATGACAGTTGATGGTATTGATGATGGTGACACTGGAAATAATATTATTACATATATTTCCGGGCAAATTTCTATAAATACAGAAGAATTGCCGGCAGATTATATGGATGAAGATGTTGAAGAAATTATTTTAACAGAACTACCTTTAAATGGTGATGATAATTATGGGTTTGAATTTAAAATTACCGGTTATGATTATCCAGAAGGAGTTGGACTTGATGATAGTTCAAATGAAACATATTTAGAAGATGAAGATGAGGAAGATATAGATTCTAATAAATTAGTTCGTGAATCTTTAAATGAAAAATAAAAACTTTAATCATGTGGAAAATATTGTTAATTGGTGGCAGCGCATTATTGGTAATAGCTGCAATTATAATTTATGAATTTTGGGTTAAACCATTTATTGAAGATATTAAAACTACTATTGATAATATAGAAAATATAGAATATAAAGATTATTAAAATGCCCACCCATTTTTTTCAAGCAAAAATAAATGAAATGTTCCCTAGATATATTAAAGGGGAACTAAATTCTTATAAAGGAATTGTTATAGATAAAGAAAATTATTTATTTAATAAAGAAATTACTTTTGAAATATCCCCTTATAATACTGTTTACTTTTATTATAATGGAGAAAAAGAATATACATTATATCCAGAAGATGTTAAGTATACATTTAGCATTAATTTTAATTTACTTTCATGGAGAAAATTTACAGAAGAAAAACCAAGATTTTTTGGAACCTATGATTGTGTGTATGAAAATAAAATAGGATTTTTAAAAGTATATGATGGTGGCATGAGTATTTCTGAAGATAAACACGGTAACAAGTCTATGTTATCACATCTCCATATTGGAGATTTTATTAATATAAAAGAATTATTATATAAATATGATGAAACTTTTTATGATTCTATTAAACATTTTGAATTTAAACCACCTTATGCTTAAGATATATAAATAAATTTTTATATGTTCAATGATAAAAACTGATAGAGAAAAAGTACAACTTATACTAAACTGGTGTATTCACCAGTTTAAAAAATCTAAATATAATAAACAATATCCTAAATTACGTATTTATAAATCTAAAGGCTCAAGCTTATTTATTAAATTTTATTTAAAAGGATATTATTGCACAGAAACTAATACTATAGCTATTTTTTTAGGATCAATTAAATCATTAAGAAAGTTATGTAATGTGGTGCTCCATGAGTATAAACATTATCTAATGGATTCAAATGAATATGATATAATTTATGAGAAATATAGACAAACATATAGTAAAGAACATGATAAAATTGTTGAAATACACCCCCATGAAATTAAATGTATTAAGTTTGCAAAAAAATGGGAAGATGCGTGTTTAAATGAAATTAAACAATTAACAAAAATTAACAATTAACAATAAAATACAAAACAAATTATTTATAATTTTAATTAACAATAAATTTACATTAATGAAAAACACAGTTAAAACACGATTAGTTGGCTCTGATGGTAATGCATTTGCATTAATGGGCCGATTTTCAGCTCAAGCCAGAAAAGATGGTTGGACAAAAGAAGAAATTGATGCCGTAATGAAGGAAGCAATGAGTGGCGATTATAATAATTTAGTCTACACCTTAACACAGTATACAATCGATACTAAATAAAAAACAATATGAAAAAAGAATCCAAAGAAGAATTAGATAATATTCTATTACATTGTGATAGAGATAATCTTACATTTAAATTAAGGTCATTAGGCGTTTGTGAAAGATTTTATGAAGGAATGATTAGTGATTATTGGAAAGCAAGAATTCATGAATTAATAGAATTATGCTTTTTGCAAGAAGAATTACTTGAACAATATAGAATTAATACAATACAAGATAATGAATTAATTAATCAATTTAGAAACAATGAAATTGCTTACGAAGAAGTAATTGAAATTTTAAAAAGAACACTTAGTTTAAGTGATGAAGCATTTTCCAAACAAGAACATTTAGCTGAAGTGTATTACAATTTATATCAAATGGAATTACTTAAAAATGAGCAATTAAGACAAAAAGAATTTTTAAAAAATGGAATACGTTAAACTTTTAGATAAAGTTTTTCCCTATGAATTATTAGAAGATTATATTCTTACACTCTGGGATTATAAACATGATTGGGAAAGACAAAAAGCCCATGATAAAATATTCAATTATATCGGAGTAATAAGACGTGGTCCTGGTTCTATAGATGATGAAGGCAACGATGTATCTGAACCTTATTTTGATAAATTAGATAGAATAGTTTCTGAAGCTTTTGTATGTTGTGGTCAAACAGTAATGAGAAATAATGTATGTCGTGGTGAATGTGGAGAAGAACTTACAATACCTAAAAGTATACAGCATTTAAGAAAATATTTAAAATTAAAGAAACTTTTAATAGTAAAATAATGGAATCCTTTGAAAAAATTTGGGATGAAGCAAATGAAAAAGCAAAAATAAAAGCTTTTGAAAATGCTGGAACTGATATTATGATTTATCCTTGTGGATTTGCGTGGGTAAATGTAAAACCCGTTAATTGTGATTTTGCAAAATGGTTAGTAGAAAACAAACACGCTAGTAAAGATATATTTTATGGTGGTGTAAGTATATGGGTTGGTGATTACAATCAAAGTATGTTACATAAATATGAACATGCTAAAGAATTAGAAAAACAATTTAATGCTGTCGGTTTTAATACTACAGCAATGTCACGTTTAGATTAAAAATATGAAAAGTTTTAATGATAAAGAAATACAGGCAGGACAATATTTTATAATGTCTTCTAGAAGTTATGGTGATAGTCATATAAGAGTAGGCAAACTTATTGAAGTTACTGAAATTAAAAAGAAAAATTATTATGGTACTGAATATACTTTTAATAAAATTAAAGTAACTTTAGCAATTCAAGGTTTAAAAACAATATTTGATACAAAAACAGGAAAATGGGAAAGTGGTGCTAAAGTTAAAACTTATGTAACATCTATAAATCCAAAAACTTGTTTAATATATAAATTTAGTAATTTAATAATTATTACAGATGAAGAAGTTATTAGTATATTTAATAAACAATATAAAGATTGTTTGGATAACAAGAAAAAAATTGAATTATGACAAATAGTAATGAAAGAGAAATTAAAATAGCTGAAAAATTATATATTTATTTGGCTAAACAACCATTAACATCATTTAGAAGTACCGGAAGTGATTGTGTATCTATAAATCTAAATGATAAAATGATATCAATATATAGGTCTGGAAATTTATATTATGATGCTATACTTCTTACAACTGATAGAAAAATGGATATACAAGAATTATATAGAAAAATCAGAACCTGGATAGATGGGGTTAGTACTAATAAAGTATTAGATAATTTAGAAGAATCTTTAAACAACATATCAGAATGAATTTAATAAATATATTTGAACAAACTCCTCAAGAAATTATAATTATAATGGCTAATGGGAATCCTGGAGCTATAACATTTATTTTAAAAGCAATGGAAATAGCAAAAGAAATAGATCCTGAATCTGCTTGGAATTTTGCAGAAGACAATGATTTTCCAGCCTATGGTCCTTTAATTAATGCAGATAGATGTGATATTTATGGAACTGATTTATATGTTTTATGGAATGACATATGTGATAGAAGTATAATAAATTCTATTGCTTTATTAAGAGCCACACAATTAGGTATTTTAGACCATAATATTCTTAAAGATGCATGTAGTAGACAGGATTATTCAGGCAAATCATTAATTAATGTTGAAGATATTTATAAAAAGGTTTGTGAAGAACTTCCATCCTTTGACTCTATAAATAGAATTAAAAAATAACATGATTAAAAAAGCACATCTTGTTGATTACGAAATTACTGTAAAAGTAACATGTACATGTCCTAATTGCGGTAATGAAGTTAAACTTGAATTTAGTGGTAATCCATATAGAGAAATAGCTGAAGACCCACCAGATGAAGTATGTCCTCATTGCCATGAATTCTTTACCGTTAGTTTTTATGAGGACGATGAAAATTAACAAACTTTAACAAACTTTATTTCAGTATATCAAAATTATTTGCTATATTTGTCCATTAAACATTTACAATTATGGGTGGGCACGCATTACAATTATTAAATATTACGACTGAAAGGAAAACAACCCCTGAATTTTTTAAAATATATACGGAGGTTGTTTTGCCGTTTCATAAAATAGGATTTGAGACCCATCTTGTTAAATTCTATCGTGAAAAATCAACTCATGGAGATATTGATATTCTTATAATGACTCAACCTAATAGAAATATTTTTGATCTTATTAAAGAATATATACCAACTAAAGGTATTACCAAAAATGGTAATGTTATTTCTTTCGAATACAATAATTTTCAAATTGACTTTATATGTGTTTCTCCAAGTCATTGGGAAACATCAGTTGACTTTTTTGACTACGACCCAACAGGTAATTTGATGGGAAAAATAGCTCATAAGTTTGGATTAATATATGGGTTTGAAGGACTTCTTTATAAATTTCGTTCAACAACAAGTCATTTTTCTGAAGATATAATTATATCTACAGATAGTGCAAAAATATTTAATTTTCTTGGATATTCATACTCTGAATATTGCAGAGGATTTGAAACACTTAATGATATCTTTCATTATATTATTTTTGGAAAATATTTTAATAAAAGTATATTTCAATTAGAAGAATTATCTTCAGTTGATAGAAAAAGAAATAGAAAAAGAGATACCTATAATGCATTTATTAAATATGTTGGTTTACTTGATTTTCTTGATGTTAAAAAAGATTATACTTTTGAAAAAGATAAATCTAAATATATTGAGTTTATTAATTCATCTTTTCCAAATAGTCATCTTATAGATAAAATAAATGTACTTAAAGAAAAGGAAAGAATATTTAATGAAATGAAATTAAAATTTAATGGAAACCTTATCATGGAAAAATATCCTGAATTAACAGGTAAAGAACTTGGTTATGTTTTAACTCATTTTAAAGATTCATATTCTAATTTTGATGAATTTATTTTAAATAATACTCAAGAAGAAATATTTAATCAATTCAAAATATTTTATCACGGAACAAATTAAATTTATGATAAAAATAATACTTAATACAAAAGAACAAGCTACTTTTGAAAAGGAAAATAGAGAAGAATCTTGGTTTAATCATGATTGTTCTGATGAAAACCTATTAAGAATTCTTAATAGAGAAAATGATTCCATTAAAAAAGTTCAATGGGAAGATGGCAAATACATGGCCAGTTTACTTCATGTATATTTTAATTAAAAAATAAAAATTATGTGTTTTATTGTAGAACTCAAACATTCTGATCATTTCATAGCAAAAAAAGATATAGTGTGTTATAAAATTTTAAATGAATTTTGCCGTCACGAATGGATTGATGATGAACCTAAAACAGTTTTTAAAATAGTTTCTCCATTTAAAGGATTTACATATGAATTAAATAATTTATATAAATTGTTTTCCCCATTAATGGAAATTAACAACGGTTTTAGTGAACATACTATTCAAGAAGGATTTCATTCTTACACAAAATTAAGAATAGCTAAAAATATAACACATTCAAATTGTGAATCTGTTTTCAAATGTATTATACCAAAAGGTTCTGAATATTATGTTAATGATTTATATAATGAATATGTTAGTAATCAAATTATAATTAAAGAAAAAATAAGAATATGTGCTTAACAATTGAAAAAACAGCAAAAAGAAAATTTACATTTAAATCTAAAGTGGTATATAAATTTGTCATGATAGATGATGAATTAATATATACACCATTTCAATATCAACTAATAGAATTTAATAAAATTTATCATTCTATTTTAAAAAGAAACATTGACCCTTATGGTAATGGCACTGATACAGTAGATGAAGGTTTACATTCTTTATTGAATAGGAGAAGCGCCGAAAATATGGCTAATAAATGGCACAATCATAAAGCAATTAAATGTATCATACCGGCATTTAGTTTTTATTATGAAGGAACTTTTGGTGATAATATGTCAGCATTAGCATCTACTAAAATTAAATATTTAAATTTCATATAAATATGTGTTTACATGTTATAAGCGCCCCCTTAATTGCAGAAAAAAATATTAAGGCAAAAAAAGTATTAAGGAAATATGATAATGTATATTATAGCCCTTATAAATCTATGGATTATAGAATAAATGAATTACCTCCTCTTGTGAATATTATACCAGAATATGAATATCCTGGTTCTTCTTTAATAATTAACAGGGGTTATCATATGTATACTAATAATGTTATATCAAAACGCGGTCCAGCAAATCAACTTTTACTTTATTGTGATAATTATAGATTTGATGGATTTGCACAACAATATGAATTAGTTGATATAATTATACCAAAGGGCACCAAATATTTTAAAGGTTCAGATAATGATTTAGTTGCAGAACAATTTATGTTTCCAGAACCATTAGGATTTTGGAAATCATTACTGAACAAATTATTTAATATATAATAAAATGTCAAAACAACAATCAATAAGAACAAAGGGTGTGATTTTAGAAGCATTAGGAAATGCTATCTTTAGGGTAGAATTAGAAAATGGTCACAAAATCACAGCATACTTATCAGGAAAAATTAGGATGAATCTAATAAATATCCTAACCGGTGATAATGTAATGCTTGAGATGTCACCCTATGACCTGACAAAAGGACGCATCGTAACAAGATTATAAGTAAAAATTACTTAATATTCTTGAATATATAAAATAAAATTATTGTATGGATAGGAAAAAATTTAAGTTGGTTCGTGAAAGCATTGATATTTATGGACCAGGTTATACTACTGATATAACATGGGAAGAAGAGGATAAAAACGGAAATGAAATTCCAATATCTTCAGCAGATCAATTAAGAAAATTAAATCCAAGAATTGAAGGTGGAAAAATGGTAGATAATACAACTGATAAAATTTCTTGGTCAAAACCAATTGATGGTTATACACAAGATGGATATCCATATAAAAAAGGAAGTCGTTGGTCAAGTAGAGGTAAAACCTTTCCAAGAGGTTATAAGACCATGAAAGTACTTGAATTCATTGATCAAAATCATCCTACTTTCATGAGTATAATTGAATATGCTTATGAACTTACTTATGGTGGTGGAACCTTTGATAGAAAATATAATAGAGGATATTGGTCTGATAAATTTAATGAACGCAGTGGTGGTGTAACTAATTTTCATGACCTATGTTATAAAGCAGGTGCTGAATATTTTTTAAATGATAAAGGTTATAAAGCTATTAAAGATATTAAAAATCAATTAGAAAAATTTAAAAAATAATATGACTAAATTAGTTCGTGAAAATATTAATAATGATGAATATATTCCAAATGATTGGTGGATTTGGCATATAATTGAAATTGAAAAAGACAAAGAAGATTTTAAAAATCAATTCTATCATATAGAATATGGTTCATATGATTGGCATAGATTACAAGATTATAACAAAGAAATAGAAGAAGCAAAGAAACAACATCTTAATGAAAAAGATTTAGAAATTTTAGCAACACTATGGTGGCACAAACAAACAAAAACACATTCCGAAAATTTTACTCCTTTAGTAATTAAAAAAGCTGAAAGAGAAGTAAATAAATTATTTAAAAAATATCCAAATTTAAAATGAAAAAATTAGTTCGCGAAAGTATTGATATCTATGGTCCTGGTTATACAACAAATATAACATGGGAACAAGAAGATAAAGAAGGTAATCCAATTGAAGAACCCTATAAAGATACACGTAATATAGAAGATGATCCTCATATTCCTATAGCACCAGTACCTCCAACATCAAATAAAACTCACCCATTTATGGGTGGCGAAGATAATACACTTTCAACCTTTGGAGATAATAAAAAATCTCAAAATACATTTAAAGGAACTGTTGGCTATGATGACGACGGTTTTCCATATAAAAAAATAGGAAATATTAAAGTTTATCCTAAAGGTTATAAGTTAATGAAAATTCTTGAATTTATAATTGAAAAAGGTGATGTTGGTTATCGTGATATACAAAGAGTTGCATATGACATTACTTATGGAGATGGGGCATTCGAAAGTGTGTATAAACGTTCTATGAGTAAATCTAATAGAGGTTATTATAGTACCAATTTAAATAAATGGATGCATGGATATCGTGATTGGAATTATTATACTAGTAAACCTGGTAAATATTATTCGGCTTTAATTTCACAATATTATACACCAGATAAAAAACATATGTATACAATCACTGACAGTGGATATAAAAAATATCAGGAATTAAACCAAAATTTATCTAAGTTTCAAAAACAATAACAGATGAATACAGAAATTTATGGGGAATCTTATGTAACTAATGCTACATGGGATAAAAAAAATTCAACAAGCTGTAATAAAGGTAAGAAAAAGCATGTAGATTATTCTACATTAGATACTATTGTTATAGTTGGATGTAAATATTATATTGATGATATTAATGGCAGATTAGTTTTTATTGAAAGCCCAAATTGTTTTATGTTTACTGATAAGGAAGAAATTGAAAGTATGAAACTTTTAATTAAAGAATTTCCTAATGATTATAATTTTAGTTTTGACCTCAAAAAAACTAAACATAATACTTATATACCAAAATCTTTTTTTCAAAAAATAGATAAAATTGGAAATTATATACAGATTGACCCAATAAAAAATTCTAAAACCGGAACACATATTTTCCATATATAGAAAAAGAATATATAAATAAATGAAGATAATTATAAACATATCGTCCAACAGTTCAAGTAGTTCATCTACCAATGGATAAAATATGCTTTCATAATAGACATTAATAAAGATGGGAGCTAATAAGTTCCCATTTTTATTTTAACAATTTTTAACAATTTAACTTAAGTTCTTTAAAAAAATTTAATTATATTAGCATCAATGAAAAGGAAAAAGATTTTAATTATATTAGAAGTCTTTTATGGGTGTGGTATAAGAGGAAGCAAATTAAAATTTCCAACCTATGGATTGGATATTATTAATAGAAAAAATGCTACTTATACAAGAATTGTTCCTTATCTTGAAGAAGAATTTGAGATAAGATTTTCAGAAACAACACCATATATTGGTACTAATAAAAAGGAAAAATTTCCTATTGATGAAAATTGGATTAAAAAAGCTATTGATAGTGATGAATGGTTTGCAATAATTCCGGCCTGTAAAAAGGCTACAAATACTTTAAATAAATTAAAAATAAAGTATGATTATGAATTACCGCATCCAAGTAGTTATCAATGGAGAAAACAAATGATATTGGATTGTAAACAATATCTAATAAATAAAAGAAGTTCTTTGAATAAATGAAATAAAATCTGCTGAACGATAAACAATAACTAAAAGACTGAAAATTCTTGTATGGTAACCATGAAGTCTAATAAGATAATAGTTATAGTCCAGCCAAAGGGACATTGTTTGGGGTAAGATAGAATTATTAAGTGGAGGGCATTAGGAGGTTGCAAAATCGAAAGATACGTACTTAATGACATGAGGAAACTTAAGAAAATATTCCATTTGGAAATGGACAGATTTTTTAAAATATAGAAATAAAATCTATTGAAAATAAACAATATCAGGTTTAGTATTTAACGTATACGCGTGGCAGTTATTGGTGAAACTCCTAACGATTATTAAGTGGTATAATCCTCCCAAAGGATGATGTTTATTAGATGATAAGATCTTGCACATCACGACAAAGCCGTGCAGAATATACAAAGGGAGCTCTGGTACCGAATATTCTCTTATTTTACATTTGGGGTGTAAATAGATTTTATTTTTTAATATAAATGAATAATCCGATCTTACGCTGGTGAAAACTGGAGGAAGTTCGCGACTACTCTGCATACGGCAGGAGATTTAATAGATCATTTATACTGCCAAGGTAGCAAGCCAAACAGTTCGAGACGGGGTGCAGGTCTATGAGAACGGGTTGGTGCATAGATAAATGTAAGATTAGAAACAAAATCGCGGCTATGAGATTATTTATATAAGGAGGGCCCTAAAGGAGCAGTACGTAGTCCTGAAAACTATGAGGCCGGGTGAAACCGACGTAGGGGTTCGAGTCCGCTGCCCTCCGCATTTGGAAGTATAAGCATAATGGTACTGTGGTAGTCCCGAAAACTATTCGTCATTAATTTGATGTGTTGGTTCGAGTCCAACTACTTCCGCACAATACATTGGTGTAAGAGAAAGCACAGGAGGTAAAGCCAACAGGAACTATTCCTCAGATAATAATGTATTAATGGAAAGTTGACCGAGTGGATTAAGGTGCTTGCCTGGAAAGCAAGTGGTCAGTGTAAATTGGCCCGTAGGTTCGAATCCTATATTTTCCGCTATGAAAAATAAAATAACCGAAGAAGAATTTCTAACCAAATGTTTAGAATTTTTAGATTATTTCAATGTAGATTATTCTAAAGATATTATAGAAATGGATTATGATAGTGGTACTTCATGTATCATGAATCCTAAAAGTCAATTCTATGAATTATTTGGTGGTAGCAGTATTAATGGAGTAGTTGATTATGTTGGAAAAAAATTAAATAAAAAAGTAAATTATATTTTTGAATAAATGGAAGATAAAACAGAAGGGCATTCTGTAACCGCCTGCTAAGCGAGTTGATCGGTTAATCCCGATTTAGTTTCGAATACTATTTCTTCCGCATTTTTACATTAAGTGGTAAAATACTAGTTTGCATTTTAAATATATAATATAAAAATGTTTATTTGTCCTAAATGTAATTTAAATATAAAAACTTCAAGACAAAAACATGTAAATTCTTGTAATGGAACCGGTACTAGAAGAAAAGGAACATATCATCAAAAAATTGGTACTGGACAAAATTGGGCTAAAGGTAAATCATATGAAGAATTATATGGAATTGAAAAAGCTAATTTAAAAAAACAAAAAATATCAAAATCTTTAAAAGGAAAAAGTACAGGTATTTGTGCAGAACCCAATAAAGAAATATTAAGAAGAGAAAAAATAAGAAACGCAATTAATAAAAGATATGAAAATGGTTGGGAAGTTAAGTGTGGAAGATGCAAAAAAATAAATTATCATAGCGAAATAGCTGGTGATATTAAATTAGATGGTTCATGGGAATTATTAGTAGCAAAATATTTAGATAGTCAAAATGTAAATTGGATTAGAAATAAAAAAAGATTTCAGTATATTAATTTACAAAACAAAATATCTACATATTGTCCAGATTTTTATATAAATGATTGGAATACTTATTTAGAAATAAAAGGTTATGAAACTAAATTAGATAAATGTAAATGGTCTCAATTTAATGAAAATCTTTTAATATGGAGAAAAAAAGATTTAAAAGAAAAACAAATTATATAATTTAAGATTTAAAACAATGTCATTATTACAAGCAACATTAAGGCGAATTGCAATTCGCAATTTAGACAAAGGAATTACAACAACATTTAAAAATGTAATTAATAGCTCAGATGCTAACAAAATTAAAGATTATATTCCTAAAATTCCAAAATGGTCAGATTTATTAAAAACTATTATAGGCGCGCCCATTATGATAATAGGAAGTAATGTAATAATGGGTATTATTTGGTTAATTCTATTAATTTTTTTAAGTAAAATAGTAGCATTATTAATTGCAATTATCTTAATAACAATATTTTTAATTACTATTATTTTAACAGAAATATCTATAAAAGAAATTCCGGATATTAAAAGTGAACCATTTTATATTATAGATAATCGTTACAACACAGGAAAGAAATTTTTAAGAAATGTTAACGTGCCAAACAATGAAGTGAAAATTCAACTAACAAAAAACCAAAGACTTATTAATATTATTATAACATGTATTAATTGGATTCCTTCTATAATATCATTTTGGGTTATTTATATTTTAATAAAATAATATATGTCGATTTTATCATTTGAAGAATTAAAAAAACCGCTTTCACAAAAAAATAAAATTAAATGGAGAGCCAAACACATTAAAGGAGATAATGAACGCATTGAAATTCACAAAATAATTAATGGTACTAACATAGTTATTGTTGTTAGAAAAAATCCGGCATTATCTCGTCCTAGTGGTTTATATAAATATGAACCCTGGAAATCTTATTATGAACAACAAAATGAAGTTAAAATTTCTATGAATGGTTCTTTATGGTTATCATTTGATGAAGTAAAAGAACTCAATACAGCTATTATTGAAGCAAAAGATATTTTATTTAACAAATCTTAATGTGTTTCATTTCCGGAAATACCTAAAAATAGGTAAAAATGGAAATGAAACAAAATAAAAATATGAGAAAACTAGTAACAATAAGACAAATTAATAACATTTTACCTATACCAGGTTCTGATAATATTGAATTAGCAATGGTAGATGGATGGGAAGTTGTTGTAATGAAAAATGAATTTAATATTGGGGATTTAGTTATTTATTTTGAAATAGATAGTTTTCTTCCAATCATTCCTGAATTTGAATTTCTTAGAAAGACTTCATATAAGAAAATGGCCGATGGCACTGAAGGATTTAGAATTAGAACAAGAACAATTAGAGGACAAATATCTCAAGGACTTGTAATGCCCTTAAATATTATGCCTCAATGTAAATTAGAACTTGGATATGATGTTACTGAATTTTTTGGTGTTATTAAATATGAACCACCTATTCCAGCAGAATTAAATGGAGAAGTTGTTGGTGAATATCCTTCATTCATTACAAAAACAGATGAAGAAAGAATTCAGAATCTTACCGAATTTTATGAAGAATATAAACAATATACATATTTTGCTTCAGAAAAAGTTGATGGTACTAGTTCTACATATTTTATAAAAGATGATTATTTTGGAGTATGCCAAAGGAATTGGGAATTAATGTTTTCAGAAACTAATACATATTGGAAAATGGTAAAACAATATGATATTGAAAACAAATTAAAAGCAGAAAAAAGAAATATTGCAATTCAAGGAGAAATTATTGGTGAAGGAATACAAGATAATAAATATAAATTAAGAGGACAAAAATTTTTAACATTTAATATTTTTGATATTAATAGACATAGGTATTTAACAAAATATGAAATGGAATTACTTTGTCAAAAACTTAATTTAGAAATGGTTCCAACAATTCATGTTAAATTTAATTTATCGGAAAAAATGTCAGATTTAATTTTATATGCTGATGGAATGAGTAAAATTAATCCTTTAATTATGAGAGAAGGAATTGTATGGGTGGCAAATGATTCAAATAAAAGAATTTCATTTAAAACCATTTCAAATAAATTTTTAAATAAATACGAAGAATAAAATGAGTCCAGAATTAGATAAACAATTAGTTGAAAAATATCCTATGATATTTGTAAACAGACACGCAGATATGAAAACCACAGCAATGTGTTGGGGTTTTGACCATAATGACGGGTGGTATTGGATAATAGATAATTTATGTAGTTGTATACAAGGATATATTGATAATAATTCACACTTAAACATTACCCAAGTTGTTGCTACACAAGTAAAAGAAAAATATGGCAGCTTAAGATTTTATTATGATGGTGGAGATGAAAAAATAGATGGAATGGTTTGGTTGGCAGAACATCAAAGTTGGAATACATGTGAAAACTGTGGGTCTACTAAGAATATAATTCACACAGAAGGTTGGATTCAAACCCTTTGCAAAAGCTGTCATACTCCCGAAGAAAATAAAATATAATTTAAAACATGAATATATAGAGAAAACAATATATTTATAATGAAAAAAATTTTCAAATATTTAATCTCTATGATGAACTCCATATTAAGATTGTGGTTGACCATAATTATTTGGGGTGTTGTTCTTCCTGTAATTGCTGAATTTCTTTTTCACTTCTTTAATTTTAGTGAAGTATCTTTTGCTTTTTATGCCTTATGGTTTATAATTGTAACAACATTTGCAACTTATCTTTTTAATAGAAATAGGCGTTTAAAATAATTTAACATTTTTTAACCTTTTTAATTTTTTAATATCCAAAATATTGGTTACTTTAGCATTCTAATTTAATATATATGAACAGAATTATTTTTATTGGTGACATACACGGTAGAGTTGGATGGAAAAACATAGTTAAAACCATCCAGACAGTTCATCACATTGTATTTTTGGGTGATTATGTTGATTCATATGATTATAGTCCAATGGAATGTGCTGCAAATTTACTTGAAATTATTGATTTCAAAAAGAAATTTCCAACAAAGGTTACTCTTTTATTGGGTAATCATGATTATGCTTATATAGATGAACATCCAGGTACAAGTGGATATCAGGTTCATTACGCAGCTGAATATAGAAGAATATTTGAAGAAAATAAAGATTTATTTCAACTTGCTTGGGGATATACACATGGTAATAAGTATTATTTAGCAACACACGCTGGCCTTAATTACAGTTGGTATAAAGAATATATGTTAAATAATGAATTCTTAAAAAGCATTCATGACCAAATGGATGAAAAGACTTTAAGCAATCTTAAATTACATGATAATTTAAATTTCTTAAAAGACAAAAGAGATATAGTGTGGACCGTTGGTTATAGACGCGGAGGTGCCCAAAGGCCTGGACCAATATGGGCAGATTTTCAGGAACTTATTGAAAATCCATACCCAGGTATTAATCAAATAATCGGTCATACACCACATGGTATTATTATTTATCATACAGAAGATGGAGTTATCCATTGTGTTGATGGTGGTGGAAATGATGTATTATTTATAACAATGTATATTTAAAACAAACAAAACAAAAATATGAAAAAATTATTAGTAACTTTAGCATTTATAGGTTTTATGCTATTTGGATGTGAAAAACCTGAACAAATTGACCCAATTATACCGCCAGCTCCACAATTTGGATATGTAAATATAATTAACACTAATACTAATGACTCTTTGTCAAATTGCGCTGTTAGAATTTATTGGAAAAATGGTTCTTATAATTATGTTGTAGATGATAATTTAATTGTAAAAGGCGATACAGGACAACTTAAAATTACAGGGTATTGGACAAAGTGGGTTTATAATCCACCAACACCAGGATATTGGATTGAATATTTTGATACTACAGAAGTAACTATTATTAATAATGATACAGTAAATTGTTATTTAACAACAAATAAATAAAACCAAATTATGAAAAAATTACTTTTAATATTAGCATTTATAAGTTTTATGCTAATTGGATTTAACAAACAAACTTATTCACAACCAATTCAATCTGATACAACACAATACACGTATTGTTTAATTGTTGGTACCGGAAAATTTTTAAGTAATTCAGTAACTGTTGAATTTGATTTTGGCCAATTTCGTAGTATTTGGACAGATAATAGATTAAAAGATCCTGTCACAGGTAAGCGTAAAGTCTTTAATAGTATGATAGATGCCTTTAATTATATGGGTAATATGGGTTGGGAATTTGTTCAAGCGTATGCTTATGCAACCGGCAGTCAAAATGTATATCATTATTTACTTAAAAAATCTAAGGTTAAAATTGCAGAAGAAGATAAATTAGAAGAAAATAAATAATTATTTAGAAAGAATATATGAAACATGATTTGTATGTTCTTTTAAATCTTTTAAATTTATTATATTTAATTCTTTATCTAAATAATTCATATCTTGTAAGTTTTTAATAAATTTACAAGTTGAACCTAAAGAAACACCAGTAAATTCAGCTAAATGCCTTCTATTTTCTTTTAATATGGAAGGCATTTCTATTATTTTTTGCATGAAAATAAGGCTTTGTTTAGATATCATTTTATTGCTTTTAAATTTATTTTCAAATTTTTTAAATTCCAAATTAGATGGATAATAAATTGGTTCATAATTAAAAAATAAATCCTTTCCATTTTTATAAATTGTAAATTCTCCACATATAATTGGAACATAATCAGGTAATACAGATAATAATTTTTGATATCTTCCTCTTATAGATTCACATATTATTATTGCTATATGATCACTATATAATTTATTACTCTTTTCTTTAGCCCAATAATCTAAAATATTACCTATATGTCTAGAATCAATTTGTCCTAACATTATTTCTATTTCATAATAAATATTATTAATTGAATCTAACGCTAAAATATCTAATATTCCATTACCATAAAATTGTTTGGTTTGGGATTTAATAATTTTAATATCATCACCTAACATTAAATTACCGGGTGATTTAATTATAAGCTGTTCAATTTCAGATTCAGTAATATTTTCTATTTTAGCAGATGTTTTAATTAAATTTTGTATGTTCATTTTTTATAAGATTATTTTAATATATATCTAAAAAACATTGAACACTTTTTGCAGATAATGTAAAAGGAGACTAGTTCTCCTTTTTTTATGCCTATTCATATTTATCTATTTATCTAGATTTAAAAGATATATCTTTAGTTAGATAAAATCTGATAATTTTTTTCTTTAAATAATAGTTTCTTATAACTTAA